ATTCCAGACTCCCTTCCAAAATGTCTGTAAATCGAATTGTAACCCCGATCTACAGCTTTGACGGAGGGAGTCCTTTCTTGCAAGATCAATACGTAGAGTCGAGTCTGCACCCTTAAGAACCGACAGATGTACGTTGTTGAGCAGGACGTGAGGCTCGCCGGTCGCGTCGATCGCGGTCTTGATCCAGTTGACCACGGCGTGGATGCCGCTGCGACGCATGCCGGCGATGATCCAGAGGGTTCGCATACCGTTATCCTTTCTCGAACCGCGAGGGTTTTGGGAAGATCTCTTGGAGGACCCGCTTGAGCTCCTCGCCGACGGCACGATCGGTCAGGTTGGCATAGTGAGCGCGGCGCAACACGCGCACCAGCCGGGCCTCATCCTCGACCTGGCGATCCACGCGGACGCGAAACCGGCGGGGCAGTTTCGCGTGCTCCGTAAGCCCACAGCAGTTGAAGTACGTTGAATCGATCGTCAGGCCCGGCAGCTTCTTGTAGGAGGCCCGGGTGAAAACCTCCAGGAACCGGTCGCGCTGCATGGGGGCCGGCAGATGGCTGTCGTAATTGAAGGCGGTCATCCCACGACGGCGAAGCCAGCGGCCGGTCCGATCGAGCCGACGATGCCACCGGTTGCCGTGTGGGCGACGAATTTCGCCCTGGTGGTACGGACGCATCTCGTCGAACCGCGTCGGGCGGAGGAGGATTTCATCATCGCTGGAGCGGACGAAGGCGGACGACATGCCGTGTTGGTAGCAGGCGGTCATCACCTTCGTGATGAGGTTGGCGTCCTTGTTCGACGTGAAGAAGTCAGGCATGCGGAGGTAGCGAACGTTCGCGCACCAGGCCGGCTTCTCGCCGACGATCCACACGTTGCCCAGGTCAAGGAAGTTCGTCTCCAGGGCGCGCAGGCAAAACCGCAGTTCGTTGTCGTCCCAGCGACTGCCACGACCGAGCGGGATGACGACATCGGCTTTCATTACCATCCTCCCCACGATGAAGAGGAATCATCCAAGTCGCTCGACGAGCTTTCGTCCGTCCAGTCGGGGCCGTCCGGCGGCACGCCTGAATCGCCTGCGACCGAAGACTGGTCCGGACCCACGGGCGAGTCGCTGCTCTGTGGCTCCGACGGGCTGGCCGAATCGTCGGACCACTCGTCGTCGCTGGATGACGAGCTGCTCTCATCGCCCGGCCCCAAAGGCGGATTGCCGGACGAGCCATCACTCGATGAGGGGCTGGCGCTGGCTGACGGGCCGGATGAATCATCGATGCTGGACGATTCATCCACGGACGGCGAGCGACTCTCGGAACCACTCAGGCTCGCTGAATCGTCACTCGGACTGTCGCTGGCGCTGAGGGATTCGCTGACCGACGATTCGCTTGGCGACTGGCTGGAAGAGTCTTCGGATGGCGAATCGCTGGACGATTCGCTCTCGCTGGGCGATTCACTGGGTGAGGCACTCGACGACTCGTCCGGCGAAGCGCTGCCGGACGGGCTACTGCTTTCGTCGCTGGACGAATCGTCGCTGCTGCTCTCGGAACTCTCGTCGCAGCAAATGTAGTGGCACGAGACGCCGGCCGGGCTCATCCCCTGGTAGCAGCCGTCCACGAACTTCAGGTCGGCCATGGGAAAACACAGGTCGTCACCGGAACGATAGGGCGTGGGGACCAGGACGCGGACCGTGGCCGTGATGCCGCGGCAACCGCAGCATTCATCCGATTCGCTTTCGCTCGGGCTCTCGGACGCACTGGACGACTGGTCGCTCGACGATTCCTCCTCCGACTCGCTTTCCGAACTCGATGATTCGGATGGGCTGGAGGAGCTTTCAGACGGCGAACTACTGCTGTCGGACGGGCTCGACGATTCACTCCAGCTACTGGAGCTGCTCGATTCATCCATTTCGCAGCAGTTGCCAAGACGCACAATGGCCCAGCAGACGCCGCTGTTCTTCTGCTTCCAAAGGATCTGCGCCGAACCGTCCATGCACGTCTGCAGGTAATCGCAAACGTCCGGCTCGACGTCGCAGCATGTGTCGAGTGGATCATCGATGCGGAGGCGAACGACCGTCACGCCCGCGATCACGGCATGGGCGATCTTGTTCGCCTTGACCGGCTCCAGCAGGATGACAAACCGGCACCTGTGCGCTTCGGTCGGCTTGACGCCACGGAACGTGGGCCGTCGTTTGAACTCGATCAGATTGGCTTCCGGCCGGATGATCGGTTCCGTGACGCCCAGCACGTCGAACCGGTTGCGATCCTCGCCCGACTGATTGGAGACCAGGATAATTCCCGAGTCGGGGAAATACGGTTCGGGCTTCGACCGCTTGTCGCGCTGGCGGTCCTTGAAATCCCGCGCCGCGTCGACGAACGAGTTGAACGTCGCCGCGGGGATTTCGAGCTTCTGCCCGGACTGTACTTTGCGGAGATGGTCCATGCTCAAATCCCCAGCCCCGAGAAGTCGCCTTCCCCATAGACCTTCTCCACGTAGGCCGCTACGGGCTGCTTGACCAGCATCTTGGCCGCGGAGTCCTCAACGTCCGTGTACCGGACCCACAGCAACTCCCAGCCGCGTTTGGATGCGACCGTAATCGGGCCAATCTGCAGGTTCACGACGTTGGGTGACGCCGCGAACTTGAACGTGATCTCCCAATCGTCCTTGCCCCGCTTCGTGCCCGAAGCGCCGAGGAAGAGGACCTCGCCGACGGCGAAGTTGCGAAACGCCGCTTGATTCGTTTTGCCGGTCAGGAGAAAGAGCGTTCCCTTGTAGGCGTCCGTGACCAGGGCGTCGTCGATGTAATGGGTTTCGCTGAAGTTGTAGACCGGCACCGTGATGTCGACGCCCTCGACATCCTCGTGCGTCACCCCGATTGCACCGCCGAAGTTGGGTGCCGTGAAGCCCGGCGCGGGATAGCTCCCTTTGGTCACCAACGACTGCGTGACGTGCTGCGTACCGCCGCCCGTGTCGAACGTGTAGGTCGACTCGTTCGGGTCCTTTACGCCGTACTGTGCCGAGACATCCCAGTACCCGACGGCATCGGCCTCATCGACGTGGACCGGGTCAATGCTGTAAGTCTGGTAAGAGAGGCCGCGATAGAAGGCCGGGATCGTGGCCTGGACCAGGGCATGGACGGCCGAATCGCTGTCCGTGCCCTGCACGATGTATTCGAGCGTCGCCGAGGCACTGTTATCGACGCCCTCGGTGGCGCTGCGACTGGTCGGTTTTTCGTCTATCGTGATTGCCATACGCTGATCGGCCCTTACGCGAACTCAATCCCGCCCTTCTTGGCTTCCTGCACCAGGATCCCGATGTTGCGGTCAATTTCGGCGACGCGGTCCTTGATCTTGTCCACCGGACCTCCAGAGCCCATTCCGCGGGCGGCAGCCATGGCGTTGAAGGTGCTCTGGACCTCGATCGCGCCGCTCACACCGCCCAGGGACCCGAGGCTGGAGACGGCCTCTTGCGCCTTGGCGATGAGTGCATCTGGACCTTCGAGTCCTTCTGGGCCCTTGTCCTCCTCGGCGGCCTTACGCTTGGCTTTCGCCTCGGCCAGGGCGTCCTGCCACTCCTTGCGGGCGGCTGCCAGGTCCGCCTCGTTCTCGGCCATCTTCGCCGCGTACTCGTCGTCCAGAGCCTGGTGCGCGTCGAGGTTCTCCTGGCCGATCTGGGCCATTGTGCCTTCGTGAATCGCGGCCGCGCGCTGACGGTCGGCCTGACGTTTTGCCTCGCGCTGGGCGATCTTCCGCTGTTGCTCGTCGTCGATACGACGGAGTGCGGCCCGCTTCTCCTTCTCGACGAGCTTGTTCTCGGCTTCCAGGTCGACCGAATCGTCGAACAGGCTCTTGATCCAGTTCCAAGCCTTTTTCGCCCCCGACTTGATCCGTTCCCATGTCTTGGCGAAAAAACCGGTGAACGATGACCACGCTTTGGAAAAGAAGGCTGTCGTCTCGATCCAGCCGACCTCCAGTGCGTGCCAGACCGTTTCGACCACGGCCAATAGACCGTGCCAGGCGTCGTAGCCGACGCGGATGAAGAAGTTGCGGAAGTTCAGCCAGGCTCTTTCGAGGTAGTTGATGCCCCGGGTCCACTCCATTTTGATCGTCAGCCATAGGATCTTGACGGCCAGCGAGATGTCGCCGGCCGCCAGCGCGTCGGCAATACCCTGGTAGGCGTCAAGTGCGTCGTCCTTGAGCACGCCGAACTTCTCGCCCAGCCAGGCGATCGCCTTCCCCGCGATGCCCGTGGCATAGAGGATGTACGCGCCCAGTGCAGCAATGGCCGCGATCACCAGTCCCACGGGTGAGACGAGAAAGGCAATCACGGCAGCGATGACCTTGAATACGGCAATTGCGGCCGTGACGACCGAAATGATCCCGCCGATGGCCGTCGCCAGCGCGCTGAACGTGAATCCAAGGGCCACCAGGGCCGCGCCGACGCCCATCACGATGAGGATGACCTTCATCGCCGTGACGACGAGTTGCTTGTGGTTCTTGATCCACTCGGTGATCGAACCGGCCGCCTTGCCGAGCCAGTCCGCCATGTCCGAGAGCGGCTTGGCCAGGGCGTCGCCGATGGCGATGGCGATTCCCTCGACGGCGGAATACAAACGTCGAAAGGCACCGCCGATGCCGCTGTCCATCACCTTCGCCGTCTTGGCGGCCGTGCCCGTCGCGCCGTCAATGGCGTTGTTGAGTCGATCGAACTCGGCGGCCGTCAGCTTGGCCCCGCCAGCAATGGCTCGCATGCCGAATATCTTGTTGAATATCTCCAGCTTCTTGGCGTTGGGCATCCCGTCGACCGCCTGGCCCACGTCCCGAAGGATGTCGGACACATTGCGGAGGTTGCCGCCGGCGTCGGTGACCGACACACCCAGCGCTTCGACTTGGCTGCGGATCGCCGGATCGGCCAGCCGAAGCAGGATGTTCTTCATGGTGGTGCCAGCCATCGAGCCCTTGATGCCGAAGTTGGCAAGGGCGCCGAGTGTCTTGGCGGTCTCTTCCAGCGTGAGCCCGTACTCGGCAGCGACCGGCGCCGTGTATTTCATGGCCTCGCCCAGGTCCATGAGCGTCTGCGCCGAGTTGTTGGCCGTGGCCGTCATCACGTCGGCCACGCGCCCCATCTGATCCGCCTCCATGGAGAACGACCGGAGCGTATTGGCTGCGATGTTCGATGCCTCGGGCAACTCGGTGCCGGTGGCCCGAGACAGATTGAGTACCGAGGCGATGGCTGCGTCGATCTGCTTGGGCGAGAACCCGGCACGCCCCAGCTCGAGCATGCCGGCGGCAACCTGGGCCGCCGAGAAGGACGTGGTACGGCCGAGGTGCTTGGCCTTCTCATTGAGCATGTCGAACTCTCTGCCGGTCGCACCGATGCCCAACACGAATGTCTGTGACATGACGAATCCTCCGTTCTACTTCACACTGTCCCGCCACAAAGCCGGGAGTTGTTGTTTCTCTTTCTCCATCGCCGGGCCCATGAACGGCCGTGGTCGGATGTGTGCCCTTCTCTTCTTCCCCGCACGACGGCGGGGCCGCATCGTCACGGTGCCTCCGTACTCCAGCACGGACGGCGCTTCGCCACGGCCCTTCTGCGTCAGCCGCACCGGGCCGATGACCACGCTGCGACGAACCACGTCAAAGCCGAAGTAGATGAACTTCTTCAGCAGCCCCGTGTGGCTGCTGGGTGGCTTGCCCGGCTGGCTCGTCTTCTTTCGCTTGCGGATGCTTCGCTTGGCCGTCTGCCGCACAAACGCGCCGAACTTCGACAGCACTCGCCGCGTCGCCTTGTCTGTCTTGGAACGGACCGTCTTCGTGTCGAAGAACATCCGCTTGACGTCGAAGCCGATCATTGGGCGCTGGCATCCTCCGGCTACGTTGGTTGTTTCATGGCCCGGTACGTCACCGTCAAAACGCTGGTGAACACGCGCTGCTCTGCCAGGTGTTCCGGCGCGTAGATCGGGTCGTTGGTAATGCGGACCCAGACGGCATACGGGGTTTGGTCGAGTTGTCGCTTGCGCAGGTAGTCGGCTATCTCGTCAATCAGCGTTCCCAAGGCCGCGACCTCGGAATCGAGGTCTGTGCCCAGCTTCTTCTGAACGCCGATGTCGATGGCAATGTCGTATTGGCTGGTGGCTCGCGTGGAACCGGTGATCTCGACCGATTTGGGTACGACCGATACCTTCAGGTCCGCCAGTTCGGGCAGATCGGACTCCGGTAGCACGGTCCGCTGTGCTGTCATCGTCTGACTGAAGGTGCCGTCGGGCGCCGCATTGAGTTCGGCCGTGACGGCGTCGGCAATGTCGGTCGCCAGACTCACGCTACAGGCTCCCTGTGTCTCGGGTATGGATTCGATAGGTCTGTCGGAACGGGTCGCTGAACCGCCAGCATCCTTCGCCACCGAGGTTCATGACCTCGTACTTGCGTCCGGTGGCCGCGATCACGTCGCCCGCCTGAGGCTCGAAACCCAGCTCGTCGGCCCGAATGAGGAAATCCCAAACGTGCGAACCGACCGTCAGGCCCGCCTCGTCGGCAAGCTCGTAGTCGGTCTTGCCGAAGGTGGCGCCGACCGGCACGGCCGGCTGCCCTTCCCGGCGATACTCCACCGGGCTGGACGCATGCGTGGTTCTCATCTGTTCGAGCCATTCGGAACCTCGTCGCAGCATGTCGGTCACGGGCGTTTCCCTATTGGCTCATCCGAACGCGCACCGTGGCATCGTCGTCAGTTGCCGCTGCTACGGTTTTGCCGATCAGCTTGTTGGCGCCCGTCTCGCTATCCTCCTTGGCCTCGGTGTCGGCCACGTCCCAGTACACGTTGACGCCCGCGGTGATCGCAGTGCCGACGCCGGTCGCCTTGGGAAAATCGAACACGCCATCGACGGCCAGCGCGCCGAGTGCGTTGGCGGCAATGGCCTGTTTGGCCACGCCGATCAGGTCGCCTTGCACGACTACGTCGCCAGCCGCCACCGCGGCGCCCGGCGTGTAGTCGATTTGGTTGCCCTCTTGAACGAAAACTGCCGTAGGCATTGGATTACTCCTCGAATGTCAGAGAGTGATGGTTCGCGTGGTCTACGCCTCGCCCTTGGATTTGACACCGCCTCGCGGATCTTGGAGGTTCACCCCGAAATCGTGGTAGCCACGCATTTGGACTCCCAAGACGTTGAATTGGGCATCGGCCGTCTCGATCGTGGGCGACTCCTGGCCGTTGAGGAACGCCACCTCGATCACCGGCAGATCGCCTGGATCGGCGAGCAGATACCAGGCCTTCGACGAATTGCCCGTGTAGTGACTGTTGGACAGGTAGCGGCTCACCTCCACGCGGAACTTGCCCTGGTGCGGGTTGGCCACCGGGTACTTGACGTTGGAGGTCGTGTCCCGCAGTTCCATCGACTTGTAAAGCTGCGAGCCAATGGCCGACAGCGCCGTGGGAACCAGCATGATGGCCGGCATGATGCCGATCGGCTTGCCGTCGGTGTCGACCTGGTCCATGAAGGCCACTTCCGCCTTGGTCAATCCGTCGATCGACAGGACGGTGTCGGCGCCTTCCAGGTAGTTGTTGTTGCCGGCCACGAAGAAGGCCGCGTTGTCCATGAAGGCGGCCCAGAAGATGTCGTTGATCTTCAGGCCCGACCCTCGTCCCAACTTGCGAGGCACCCGCGTGATGGCGCCCAAGTCGTCGTTGATGATGTCCCGACGGTCGATCGACAGCATCAGGCCGTAGGTGTCGGCCTTGTTGGTGTAGTTCTCTTCGCCGAGCGTCCCGTGCTTCAATTCGCCACCGGGCGCGACCTGCTCGTACTGGTCCTTGCCCACGAGCCGGTAGCTGGTGACCGTCTTGAAGTCGGAGACGTTGCGCGTGGCGCAGATGTTGCGCCAGGTCCGCTCGACGGAGTAGAAACCGTCCAACAGGAACTTGTTGGCCACGTTGGAGAGAATCCCGCCAATGTCGACCGTGGAGAACCCGGCCTCGAGATGCGGCTGGAAGGCGAACCGCATCACGCGACGGGCGTCACGGAAGTTGCGGCCCGTGTAACCATTCGCCCAAGCCGCCTCCAGGAAGAGTTCCTGCAGGCCAATCCCGCCGCGGAACCGCCGGCCGACCACATCGAGCGTCGGACCGTCGAACAGCTTGTCAGCCTCCGGAAGCTTGGCCGTCAGCAGGCAGGCCGCTTCCAAGGTGGTGGCGTCGATCGTGTTGTCGTGAAAGTGCGCTGCCGGCGCTTTAGGGCGGCTCGCCCGCAGCACCTCCAAGGCGCACTTGTCCGGATTCCAGCCCTCGCGGATCGCCTGGGCCTCGATCTGGGCGTGCTGTCCGCCGCAGGCTTCGCGGATCTTGGCGATCCGGTTGGTCTCCGCGACAGCCTCGGCCCGGATCTCCGCCGAACTGGGATCGGCGTGCTGGGCCTCCGTCGTTTCCGGGGGCGTGGTGGTCGGCTTGCCGTTGCCATTGGCCGGTTCGGGAGCGGCGTCCGGCTTCGGATCGACCGTGGTTTCCGTATTCGTATTGGCGTTGTCAGCCATTTCCTGGTTCTCCTTGTCAAACTGTGAAGCCGAGGCTGCCACACGGGCGCTTGTCTCGCCGTCGGCGCCTAAATCCACGAAACTGATCTCGCCCAGCACGGCGCGGCGAATGACGTTCAGCGGCCCGACGAACTCCCGTCCGTTGACGATCGCTTTCTGTTTGTCCTTGACGAACTCGAACTCCTCGACTGCCGCACCGATGGACGCCTGCCACGGAAAGCCGTTGCGGGCCGAGACGACGATCTCCTTGGCGGCCATCGTGTCTCGGGACACCAGACCGGTTGCCAGTAGGCTTCCGTCTTCCACGCGGATCGCGTCGGTGTGCCCGACGCCACTGGCCATGTCGTGCCCGAAACGGATCGGCCGGCTCTGCGACGGGATCGAAAGGCCAGCCAGGTCAACAACCACGGGGAATCGCCAGCCGGCGATCCGCATCGGGCCACCCGTGTAGGCGACCATCGAGAACCGAGGCAGCTTGGGCTTTCCGTCGCCTTCGCCAGCCTCGGCCGCCTCGATGGTGATCGCACCGGGTTCGCAGACGAAATTCAGGTATCCGTCGCCTTGGACATCCGTCTGTTGTCCACATGCCGTGGGCGACCGGTGCGAGTCGTTGGTGTCAGGCAGCTTCTGTGGCATGTTCCTCGTCCTCCTCGTGTTCCGGTTCGTCGTCTGCGGAAGTCGCTGGCGCCGACTGGGCGAGCGGCAGCCCAAGCTCGCGCATTCGATTCACTTCTTTCGCACGCTGTTCGAGTTGCGTTTCCCAATCGAGACCGCGCCGGGCGTACTCGTCGGCCAGGGTTGCCGTGTGATTGGCCAGGCGTGTGGCCTGCGCGTTGGCTTCTTTCGCCGGGTCGACGTGCTCGTGGCCGTCCCAGAACCATTGGTGGGGCCACTCGGCGATAAGACCCGCTGGCAACAGGCCAGGGATGAGTACCGCCTCATCGAACCAGGCGGCCAGGATGCGATCGAGTACCGTCACTTCCAGGTGCGACTGCTCGACGCGAACGGCTTTGAAGTAGGTCTGGTGGTCCAGGCGGCCGGAGGCGTAGTTGTAGCCCGACGAGTTGCCGGCCGCGACGTTGAACGGCATGTTCAAGCAGCGGGCGATTTCGTTGAGGATTTCCTTCTTGAACTCGCCATAGGTGGTCGCCGGTTGTTCCGCTTTCACCTGGCCCATCTTCCAACCGCCCGGCATCGTCATCAGCGTGCCGCGTTCCAACTCGATCAAGTCCATGGGCTCGATCGAATCGGCTTCCCCGTTGGCCGGCGCATCGGTGTAGAGCACGCCACCGGGAAGGGCGGCGACCTCCGCAGCGGAAAGGACCGCCAGGGTGTAGCGGCGCAGTTGGGCAAATAGCGGCAAGGCGGGCGTGATGTCAGGGACACCGCGGGCCTGCCCGGCCCGATCTGAGCGATAGAAGTGGACCACCGATTCTGCCGGGATACGGTCGTAGCCGAGTTGCATGCCGGCCGACGAATCACCCGGGTGGCGTTTGAGCACGTGATAAGCGACTGGGTTTCCGGCCGCGTCGAACTCGATTCCGTCGACCTGTTCCGGCTTCAGCGGCAGCATGTTCGGTGTGGTGACTCGGTCGGCCTCGACCAACCGCACGTCGAGTTGCACGCTGCCGGGTAGTCGGGGATTGCTGGTAAGCACGGCGAACGCCTCGCCGTCCGAGGCACGCGCCATGCGCATCGTGCGGAGCTTCTCGGCCAAGCCAACGGCCTTCGACCAGCGAGCAAACTCCCGTTCGATCCGGCGATTGGCGTCGGCGTCCGAGGTCAGCAGTTGCAGACGAGGCCCCGTGCCGATCACGTCATGGGCCAACGTGAGCACGATGCCGCGGGCATAGCTGTTATTGGCAATCTCGTAGCGGGCACGGTTACGAAGAATGCGCCGGACCTCGGGGCTATTGGCCGCGTTGGCGGACAGACCGTCTGCAGCCGCCCAGTGCCGGCGGTTCTCATCCGTGGTCACGGCCGCGTCGTAGCGGGCACGGACGGCGCGCATGATCTGACCGGCCGACAACTCGCGTCGCGGCCGGATCGAGGGGACCAGATGTTTCAGCCAGCCAAACACGGTCATGCGGCCCCCGGTGGAATGACTCTGCCGAGGCGCACGCCGAGCCCCTTGGCCTTCGCGGCCTTCTTCGAGTTGAGATAGCGATCGGCGGCAATTTGGTCTTGCAGCTTATGCTGCTCGATGCTGCCGGAATCGCCGGCGGCCTTTGCTGGCCCCTCGGCGTTTTCGCGGATCGCGTCTTTCAGATCGTCGGACATTGCATAGATTCCAGGGGACACTCGTCCGGCCGAGAGGCCACCCGGCGAGGAGTCCACTTGCCCGCACCGGACTGACCGTCCCTTGGTTACCTATGCCGTTCTGAGATTGGCTCGCGCGCTACGGGAAGAAAATTCGAGAAGTTGTGCTACTTATAGCAATCTCGACTGGATAGCGGCTTGGAAGATGACTCGAACGTCACAATCCTGCGGCCGCAATGGCGGCACACCTTCCGACGGCGGATGCGGCCGTCACGAAGCGGTTCTGTGTGGGTTGTGTAGAAGTGCCGGCACCCGCAATTTGGGCATTCGATTCCTCGCGGCTCGGATTCGACGCTCGTCGGAGGGAGTTCCATCTACCGGTTCCTCCGCTGCAGGTCTGAGAGCTTGATCCGTGGGCGACGCGGTTGCGGCGCGGCCTCCGTACCGAACAGAATGGCACCCTGCATCGACGCCGCCACGGCGCAGCCGACCAGACAGTCCAGCCAGTGGTTGTCCGGCTTCTCGGGACGGATCTTCCATTCGTCGACGGTCCGGCCGCGACCCTCGGTCTTCACGTAATACTCTGCCGTGATGTGTTCGGCGAAGAGGCGGTGGTGCTCGGCCTCTTTGCCGAAAAGTGAAAGACAGCCACGATCGCCCATCGCCACAGCCAGCCGTGCGTGGACGAACGACTTCCACCAGTTAGTGTCGAAGATGACATGCCGGACGGCCCGCTTGCCGCGGACGTTCGGGATGCGCCAATTCAGGCCGACACGATCACCCTGCTTTCGCTTGTAGTCCGAGAACGGGATGCTCGACGCGCCGACGAAGCGGCCGTGACTCGGTGTGAGCACGGTGGCATGTCTGCTCTGGCGGCAGAACTGATAGACCACGTCCGTTGAGTTGCCCCAGTTGGCATCGATCAGACATCGCTCGATGCGAAGCGCCGCTCCGTCGTCGCGTTTCCATTCGCGGCCGAGGTATTCGTCGGTGAGCTTTTCCAGCCCCGCGTAGATCGAGCCCTCGAGCCCCGTGCCCGGCGCGGCGACGGCAAGCGTGTGGCGGGCATCACGCAGCGTGAAGTACGGCCGCTTTTGGTCCGGGTGGCTGCCGTAGTCCACCACGTAGCCAGTGAAATCGTCCTCCCATGCCGCCACGACGTAGTACAGCAACTTCTGCTGCACGTCGATGAACATGGTCAAGTGGTTGCAGGTTAGCGGGACGTCACGGCACACCATGCCGTTAGTCTTGGCGGCGACCTGGTCTGCCGTGAGCAGATCTTCGTCGACCGTCTCTTCCGGCAGCGGCTCGTTTTGGTATTCCGCGAAGAACGCCGCCTCGTCCTGCAACTTGAGGTCTATAGCGTGCTGGATAGCTGATAGTTCATCATGGTTGTATCGCTCCGGCCAGCTGCACTTTCCAACTTATGCACCTGTCTACGCGGCGGACGTTATGAGGCAGCGGATGAGGTGGAGGACTTTTCGCGGGAGTGACCAGACGGCGGTGAGCGTTGATAATTCATTT